CGCTGACGCAATTTCATACGTTCAATGATGCTATCCTGCGTTTTCTTATGCCTCTCAAATTTGTCAATCATAAAATTGAGAACAGTCTCAAAATCGACATCTTTCAATTCAATGCCGTTATACTTCACAACTTCATAAGGCGCTCGACTAGTCAACTTTTCAGGCATTACAGCCCGCTCGACAGTCAAAGTCCAGATATCGTCAAACAAGGGCGGTTCATCCATACCTTCATACGCGGCATCAACCAACTCACTATCAACTCCAATGGGTCTGCCTTCGGAATCCAAGTGTTGGAACTCACGCTTGGCATTAACAGTAATGACAACATGCATACGCCTCTGCACGGAGTAAGGACAGTTGGAATACGCACGCGCATCCAAATCTTTGATATTTGTTGTCACCATCATAATTTCAGGTTCAACAAAGACTTTACCCTTACTAGCCAAGTCAGCCATATTAGCGTAAAAAGCTTGGTTATTGCAAATGTCAATGATTGCACGTGTGGGGGGCCTTTCAACAAAGTCCGATTTCTCGTTTGCCAAATCATCAACAGTCATAACAACCTTGTCAGTTGTCCACGTTGACATAAACTTGTCACCTGCATTAAGACTAGCTTGATACTCCTTGCCAGTTGGCAATCCAGCACTAGTCAAAAGTGCAGACAAAATTTGCTCGGAAATCATGGTTTTACCCTGACTACTAGGTCCAAAAAGCTCTATTGCAAAAGGAGACTTTCTGACTCCACTAGTTATCTTCATTGTGACATAGTCGTTTTTCATATTCAGTAGACGCATGAATTTGTCTTGAACCACTTTTCTGTCAAAACCCTTCAAATTAGGGAGTAAAGAACGTATCTGAGTAGTCAACTTCTCCAAGCGTCTATCGAATTCATTTTCTGACACCCCACGAATTTTCATAAGATTTCCATTTTGTACAAGATCCCAATAAGAGCAAATCAATGCATACTCTTCATCAAGCTCTAGTGCAGCAGTGTCATTTATTATCAATGGTTTGAGAGACTTTCTCTCATGACACATGGAAAACACTTCAACGAAAAAGGCAACAGAGCTCAAAGCTGCATCTACTACATCAACGGCATTTCCGTGAATAACCTTAAAATCAGGTTCAAAAATTTTCATCTCTTTGATAGAAAATGTGACATCAGATGCCTTGCACATTTCCATGGTGACAACAACTCCCAAAAGCTTTGACAAATGGGAAAACAACTTGTTATCTCTCACTAAAGCCCAATTGGAGTGCAAATTCCTCATCATATCAATCCAATACGCAGAATCATTAGTCCCACCAGATTCAAAACCACTTTGAGGTGAAAAGAACTCATTCAAATACTCCAGAACCTGACCGGTCAAAGACCTGTCAGAAAATTTTCTGAAGTACAACAACAAAACAGCACCAGCCGACATAAAGTCGGTTGTGCCCTGCAATGCAACAAGCAAAGCAACCAAGCCTTCCACATGCGAGATGACTTCATCAGTCATTTTCTCTCCAGCATAGGAAGACAAACTAGTAAGAATGGCGTCAACGCTAGACACCCACTCTTGACCAAAATGAGGCGCAAAATCATTACAATTAGAAAGATCCAAAATATCATAAACTTCCTGAAGGATCTTATCGCGAACATTAGGTCGCTCAAACGAATTGTTTCTTGTGCGTTTCTTACCCACAAGCCAAGGATTCACACAAGACTTGTGATATTTCGTTGCCCTCTTTTCCGCACATTTCATACGAACACGTGCGACATTGTTCTCCAAAAGAACTCGGTCCTTGATGCAGCGTTCAGCATATGTATCCTCGAAAACTTTGCTCGAGAACAAAATATCCTCGAGATATACATAGCTCGCATCCACAACCCTAGCTTCCAGGGACGTCGATAAGTCCCAAGTGGGACGACACAACATATTCGTCCCTCTCCATCCTTGCCCAACCCTTTGTCTACGGGCAAGGATATTAACAATCCTACGCTTATTTTTATTTTTATTTTTATTTTTATTTACAATAGAATCCACTTTAATATTCTCGTCTTTACCAACTTCTTTGCTGTATTGATGCTAGGCGGGCTATTAACCCTTTGTACAAACCCAGCGCCAGGTCGGAAATTTTAACTTCGTGGAGAATCTTCCTCAAGCCTTCGGAATTGACTCCCCACCCGAAATGAGCCGCACCCAAGATTTTTCCTAATTACTCGGATGTTCG